TGTTCTGTACGCCATTATAATATTTAGTTAAATTATCTAAATATTATTACATGGCACAATATAACTTTAGATATCCATATGGCTTGGCTCAAGCAGAACAACCTCTTTGGTTGAATTTTTATGCTGCCAATTATTCATTAAAAAACAATGAACGTACTAGAGTAGGAGTTATAAACAGAGCATTTGCTCAAATTTCATTACCTATGCCAAAGGAACCTGGCTATCAAGTTGCACATGAATATGGTGAAAGTAATAATAATCCAGTTGGACCTATGATTAATAGAGCTGGACTAGCTAATAGTGGTGGAGGAATGAAAGGTGCAATAAATCTATTAAAAAGAAACATACAACCAGCAACATTTTATTGGGAAAGAATGTTTGCAACCTCAACTTATAGACGTTTTAGTAATATTGCTGAAGCAACAATGGTATCCGAAGGACGTAAAAAATACTTTTTTCAATATGTTTTTGTTCCCAAAAATGCTGCAGAAACCATTCAAGTTGAAGAAATTATAGGAACATTTAGAAAAGCATCTTATCCAGCAGTAGCCACCGGTTTACCTGAACGATCATATCCTCAAAATTTATGGGCATTAAAAATATCCAAAGGTAATGGTGTTGCATTAGGTGGTGAAGAAAACTTAACAGCAAACTGGATGGGAGAACCTTTAGTATGTGTTTTAGAAACTGTTAAGGTTCAAAAAAATGATGAAATAGATCCAGTCATTAGATATCTACCAAACGGCGCATCATCTATTACTCTATTAGGATTACTTTTTAGTGAATTTGAAACAGGTACATATGTTCCAGAAGCAAATGCTGTTTGGTCTAAATCAGAAATCTCAAATTATTATTTTGGTCCATCAGCATGAAATTCTTTGAAAATTTACCTAAAACTTCTTTTGAAACTACAATTGGTACATTTGATATCTCTGATTTTTTTACATACCTTGATGTAGAAAATGCCCCAATACAGGAAAGCAATATATCGATAGATAGTAAAACGACTTTATTAGAGGCTGCTGCTGCAACATATCAAGATCCCGATAGTTTCTGGGCTATTGTTGCTGCTAATAATGTAATCAATCCATTTACATTAGTTGAAAGTAATGTAAATATTTTTACTAATGCTAATAAAAATAATACTTGTTTTGTTTTATCAATAAATGATACTACATTAGATATACTTGGACCAAATTTGGCATTTCCAATTGGTAGTTTAATATTTCCATATATTGCTAATAGTGGAACTGATACTTTCTATGGTAGTACTGGATCTTATAATATGAATGGGGCAATGGCAGTTATAGTGGATTCTTCTTATTATGATCTTACCATGACAGCGAGTGTAGTAACGAGTGGAAATAATTTTTTAATTAAGGATGCATATGTTACTGTTGTTCCTTTAAATCCAGACGGAACATATGCTGCACCATATAACAGATATGTAACTTCTGTTCAAACAGCCAATACTAAAGTGGTTAAACAAGTTAATAAAACTGATGGAAAAACAATATATAAAAACGTGAGGGCTTTGGATGGTGAACCAACTCTTGATACAATTATAACACAATCAACACCATTGGGTGGAGTTGTACCATATACAACATATACTGCACAACAAGAAATTACAACTGCTTCTAAAAATATTCAAGCATATGTACCAAAACAACTTGGTTTAATTCAATCTTCTTTTGTTGCTACTAAGTATAAGTGATACATTTATGCCAAATACACAATCACAGTTTAACCCAGCATATTCTACTATTAAATCGGTTTTTGTTGGTGGTTTAGAAATAAGCAAACAAAACACAGAATGCAGATTTGAAAAAATAGAAATAGTAGAAAATATTACAGAGGTTTTACCACGTGGAACCGTGGTTGTTACAGATTTAAAAGATATTGTTAGTTATGTTAACACTAATTCTATTGATAAAGTTATTATTGAATTTTTTGATGGTAAAAAATGGGATTGTGATGTTACTAGCGTTTCTTATATTAATAATGCGGGATCAGATAGTGACGATACGCTAGTTTCTATAAATTTTACAAATCATTATTATAAATATTTTTCTACAAATTCATTAAATTCGCTTTTAGGTTTTAAGAAACCTAAAGTATTCCATATAAATGAACTTGTAGAACAATTAAGATTTACTTTTGGAGTAACCTCTGGATCTGGGTGGAATGATTCTGCATCAAATTATTTTTTATATAAACCACTGTCACCATATAATTCTGGTGAAGAAAGTATTCCAGATAATGCAATTGAGTTGTTTAATTATCTTTCTACTGGTGCTGTTGACGACTTTGGGGAACCAAATTTTATATTTTGGACTGGTATGGCTGGTGATGTTAATTTTAAATCATTTAAACGAAATATTCTAGATGACGCATCATATGCCTCGATGGATGCTGATGTAAGAAATGTTGGTATATTTAAAGGTGATGCAGTTATTCAAAAATTGTCTGATAAAAAACAATACAGAAAAGCATATTTTTTAGCATCTAATCCAGCATACCAATGGATTTCTAAAAACTATTATTATATTAGAAAAACACCAAAATATTTGGACACACTTCCAACGATAACAATCCCAGATGGGTTAACAGGTGATGCAAAAATAAATGCCGAATTAGATGCAGAAAATACTACAAAAAATACAGCATTAAAAAATCTTACATTTCAATTTCAAGATGATGGACAAAAATACAATATTGATGTTGTAACTGTATCGGGGCGAGGAACCGATGCACCACAGGGCGGTGATCAACTAATTCCAGAAAACTCATGGGGGTATTATGATGGACAAGTTCCTAGTAATAGTAAATCTATTACGAATACAATTTATAATCAATATGGTGTTGAAAATAATTATAAATCATTAAGTTTAATGGGTCTTGATGGATTTATGCCATTTTTGGATAGTCCAGATATGTGGAAAAACATGTTTGATGTTACACCCATACATCCAGATTATCCTGATAATGATGACCTTCCTGGAGCTGAAACAAATTTACAAAAGGTAGTGGATATTAGATATGATATATTTTCTGGTGGAGCATCTGGAGCATCAGCCGCTGCTGGTAGATTAGAAAAAATTAGAGAAATCGAAGCACAAAATTTTGTAATGTATTCATTATGTTGTATGGGTAAAAATGAAGATTGTTTCTTTGCTGTTCTTCAAAGATATGAACCAGATAATACCTATTATGGAGTAACGTGTGCACCAGATCCAACATTACCAGGTTCTGCTAAATTTTACAGATATAAGTGGAATAAAATATTATTTGAACCAGGACATGAAGGTGTAACTTGTGGAACATGTGGTAGTTCCGGTGCAGCTGTTGTAGCTGGTATATCTGGATGTACAACATATAGTCACCAATTAGAAAAATGGTGTTTGGATCCCAGTAAAAAATCTAGTTCAACACAAGATGATACTTGGGCAATCAACTTAAATGAACGAGGTTTATCTGGTTCTTATTTACCACCAGGATGGGTTAGCCCAACATCAGCATCATTTAAGTTTAGACCTATTGGTGCCACTACAAGTTCTACTATCGGGGTTAGTGGTGGTGATATAAACCATATTGCCAGAGTTTGCATTGAACAAATTGATGCAAAAACACGTGTAACCTCTTTCTGGATTGAAAATGTCTTGGATGGAACCTGTTAAAGGTAGGATATTAGATGTCATCAAAACAAATATACACATACGGTACAAACCAAGGACAAGAATCATTCTATCCGGTTATTAGTCGTGATAGTTATGAATGTGCTAATTCCTCTATTACACGTGGTGTTACAAGCACACCGGGAACTATTGAAGAATGTTTTCAAAGTTTTCCTGGAGTTAAAGAAATTGCAGAAGCAGTTGGATTCTATAAACCAGCCATAGAAGAATCTGAAGGTGTTTCTGGAAGTTCCGGTGGTGTATCATTGTGGGAAGGACCAACTGGGTGTCCACCAGCACTCAATAGATTAAATTCGTCACTACCAGTAGATGTGTATTTTGATACTTCTAATGAAGAGTGTGATAAAATTAATAGCACAGAAGGGTTGGGTGAACAGTGGTTAGGATGTCTTTGGGGAACTCCTTCCGCACCATATAGTTGCAGTTGTCCGGATATAGGACCGAAGTATGAAGCATATATCAAACTTAGATTAAATGTAGCATCTTTTTGGAATACTCCAGTAGAAACTCCAGTAAAAAGAGCAGAATTTACAGATGCTCTGCAATATGGAAGAAAAATAGATGTAACTATTCCGGGTGATTTTAAGTTAAAAGTTGGACAAACAATTCGTTTAAATTCTAATGGTATAAGTGGATACCCATATGCATCAAAAAGTGCTATATTAAATGGTGTTTATTATATTACAGGAATTAAACATGTCGTTACTAGTTCTGGTACACATGAATCCGCATTAGCGTTAACAACGATTGCTGGCGATTACACTGGGATAACACTAGATGTCCCAATTTACCCATGATATAAATATTCTAATGGCTATTAAAGATTTTTCAATATTATTGGAAAAGATAAACTCTTCATCAACCAAAAAAGATATTGGTTTGGTTAGTGGCTTTAATGCATATTCACAATATATTGAAAATGTATGTAAAACACAAAAAGGTGAATTGGTTTCCGATATTAATCTTGGATCTGATTATTTTAGTTATATTTTTGATGGACAAGCAAATATTGGGCTTTTAGAAAATAATATGGCAGCATATATAAATTCTGCTATACCATCTTTAACAAATGTTAAAGTAAATGTACAATATGCATCAGATACAGTATTTCAATTTTTAATTTACTTTTCAACTTCTGATGGCATCATAAAACAATCAAATACCTCTACATTTATTGAAGTCGAACTATAATGACATACCAACTCAAAAACCTCAATGTTGCCTCTTTGGATTTTAGTGAGATTAAATCATCACTCACAACATTTTTTAATAATCAACCAGAATTACAGGATATTGATTTTACAAATAATGCTAGTACTGCAAATTTAATATTAAATATTCTTTCTACTGTTACCGCTTATAATGGAATATATGCTCAATATGGTTATGTAAATTCTTTTGCTACTACCACAACTTTATTACCAAGTATTTTGGGAATTGCTGCAAATAATTCTGTACTTATAGCACCATCTCAAAGTGCTACGTGTACTAGAACCGTTACTGCTGCTGGTGCAACCTTATACCCATATACTTCATTTAAAGCAAAAACTACAACCGGTGCTGATACGTTCTTTTTTAATATCGATACTGTAAATTCTGGTGTAAGCAAATCTTTAAAATTGTATTCTGGATCTGAAGTAGTGTCTTATACAAATTATAACTACGATACTCAATCATGTGAACTACCATACACCGTTGATCCAGATACTATTTCTTTTTATGAAAATGTAAACGGTGGATCCACATACTCTGAATGGACTAGAGTAGATAAAAGTTCTACGGGTATTGTTGGAAATAATAAAACATTTACAGTAATCAATGGTCCTAAAGGTTTTATTGTTACAAATAATTTTGTATCTGCATTGGAAATACAAACATCAAACTCAGTATTAATTAAAGCAGTAACATCAAATGGAACCTCTGGTAATAACGCTGCTATAACCGCAAGATCTGACGTTACGTTTGTAACAAATGCAACACCTTCCGGTGGATATAGTCAAATTTCTGTAACAGAAGCCAGATGTAGACTATTATTTAAAGCCACGGGACAAGATAGATGTGTAACAATTAACGATTTTGTTAATGCCATTTTATCTTCTGGTATTTCAGGAACATCGGATTCTTCACTTATTACTGTAGCAACGGATTGCTGTGTTCCTGGAACAGTTAATATTTATGTTACTGGTTTATCTTCTAATAATCAATCGCTACTACTATCATATTTAAATGCTAGATCTGTAGCTGGTATAAACTTGGTATATCGACTATGATTTTCTTTCTTAAAGAACAACCTGTTTCTTATAATGTAAAAAATGCAATTACCACTGCGAGAGCTAGCAGTCTATATGGTAGTGATTTTCAAGATAGAAATGATTCTAAATGGTTAGGAGACAATCTTACAATAGAATCTTTATTTCCACAATGGATTATAAAGTCATATCAATCTGATCCAAATAATGTTGCAATTATTCCAATAATTAAAAATTATTTAAGATGGTTATTAAGTCAAGAATACGGGTATGGTGCACAACTAAATTGGGAAAATATTAGAGTTCCATTGTTTATGAATTCTATATTTTTAGAAGCAGTTGCTGATTTTTATTTTCCAAATGCTGATTTTTCTCAATCACATTTAAGCCCAATACTTCCTAATATAAGAAGATTTTTAGTAAAATCTGATTCAAATTATTTTGATATTAAAGGTACACCAAGTGCAATTAAATATTTGATCTGTTCACTTCTTGGGTTTTCAATCAGTGATGTTACTGTTACCACTTCCAATTTTACTAACATAGACATTAAAGTAACAAGTGCATTGCTTTCAGATATAGAAAAATTTAAACCATTTATTGCTTTGTATGTTGTTCCTGCTGGTATGGCTGTTAACTATACAACTTTATAAGATTATGTTTCAAAAAATGATGATGTTTGCTGCTTCTCTAACATCTAGAGGAATTGGCAATAAAAAAACGGATATTCAAACAAAACAGCTTAGAGTGCTGTCTTGTTTTGGTGGTAGTAGTAGTATTACCACTCCATGTGTATTTTTAAAAACTAGTGCAGTAGATTCAACCAAAAGTTACTGTGGTGGGTGTGGCTGTGGGGATAAGGCACACACATGGTTGATACAGAGTTCGGATGATTATTCAAAATTAGATTATCCAGTTTTAAATTGTCCAATGAAAATGCCAGGATTTAGTAATTATGACCCAAATTTTAAACCCATTGAAGTTAAATTGCGAAAAGAAATGATTGAAACAATTGATCCAAAGGAATTGGAACTTATTCAAGTAACAATAGGTTCAAGTGAAGAAAAAGAAGAGATGATTGAAAAAATAAATAAAATCATTGAGAATTCATAAATATTTCTATGGCAATTACAACTAGACAAGAATTCATTGATTTTACATATAGACGACTAGGTGCACCAGTAATTCAAATTAATATTGATTCTGAGCAAGCTGAAGACCGTTTAGATGAATCATTAGAATACATGCACGAACGTCATTTTGACTTTAATGAACGTGCACAATTTGTTGTACCTATCACATCCAATATCATAGCAAATAAATATTTTGATGTTAGTACCTTTGGATATAGTATTGGTGCACAACCAGTTACATCTTCAACTACTGGGGTTACATCATTTTGGCCAGCAGCTGCAGATATTAGAACTATTAGCAAAGTATATAGTCCAAGTTCTGTTGTTGGTGATTATATGTTTGATTTGAGATACCAGATGACTTTATTTGACTTCTTTGGTTTGTATTTTAATCAAAGTGGTTATTCTCAGGGTCCTATGGGTTTGTATATGGAAGCAATGACATATATTTCTATGATCAATGATGTATTTAATTACCCATCATCATTTACATATACAAAAACAACAGATCGTTTATTTTTAGAAAGTGAATGGGCAAATATTAAGCAAAATCAATATGTTATGGTAGAAGCATATGTACAAGTAAATCCAGAATATTATCCAAAAATATGGAGTGATCGTATTTTCCAAAGACACTATGCCGCATTATTGAAAAAACAATGGGCTCAGAATTTAATGAAGTATACTGGTATGCCTTTACCGGGTGGCGCACAATTAAATGCTCCAGCCATAATGCAAGATGCTGTACGCGAACTTGATACAATTGAAGCAATGTTGTTAAAAACACAGGAACTACCTGTAGATCCAATGATTGGTTAATATGGCTATTAATCCTTACATCAATAGTACCAGGTACGGACCAGAACAAACTCTGATCGAAGATATTACCGTTGAACTAATTCAAGGTATTGGTCAAGATTTGGTATATGTTCCTCGTAAATATTTTCAAATAGATAAAATTTTTGGTGAAGATCCATCATCTTCATTTAAAAAAGCATATACGTTAGAGATGTTTATTCAGTCATATAAGAGCTTTGACGGAACAGATGTCATTACACAATTTGGTTTAGAAATTAAAGATAAGATTACTTTAGTTTTTGCACGTAAAAGATTTAAACAAGAAGTTACGGATATCGATTCTACTATCATTAGACCCCGTGAAGGTGATCTTATCTATTTACCTTTATCAAAATCATTGTTTGAAATTAATTTTGTTGAACATGAAAATCCCCTATATCCATTAGGAAAATTATATTCATATCAAATAACTGCAGAACTCTTCACTTACAGTTATGAGAAAATTGAAACAAATAATACAGCAGTCAATGTTCCATATACATCTACAACAGGGTTGTCTGGAGCCTTGCATATTCCATTAAATAATGTTCTTGGTACCACCTTTGGTATTAATGACGTACTACAGACTGAAGGCAATTGTTATGGATTTGATCCAAATGATCCGTTTTCAGAATGTGATCAACCTGGTAACACATAAGGATTAATATGTTTGGACACTATTACAACGAAAATTTAAGAAAACTTGTAGTTGGTTTTGGTTCACTGTTTAGCAAGATTGAAGTTGCTCGCATTGAACCAGATACATCTACTAGTTTTAATATTCGTGTTCCCATTCACTATTCTCCTCAAGAAAAGTTTATTCAACGTTTATTACAACCTTCTTCTATAACTGATGGTACTCGTATTGAAACTCAATTACCAATTATTAGTTATATTATTAATACTATTGTTCCAGATCCAACTCGCCGTTTAAATCGTATTGCACCAATCTTGAATTTAACAAATGTTAATGGAACATGTCAATCTTCGGGAACTCAAATTGGATCAAAGATTCCTGTAAATGTATCATTTAATTTGTTTGTTTATACCAGACACACAGATGATATGTTGCAGATTGTAGAACAAATTATGCCATATTTTGTTCCAGACCATATTATAACAATGAATATGAATGAAACTCAACAAGATGTTCAGATACCAATTGTTATGGTAACAAATAGTTTAACTGAAAAATATGAAGGTGATTTAAGTAGCAGAAGATTAAATATTGCATCATTCCAATTTATAGCAAAATCTTGGATATTTGGTGAAGTAAAGGCAGCAACAGCGGTTACTACATCCAACAGTGGTGTAATTTTTGAAGATTAAATATGAATATTAATAAAAATTTGGTTAAATTGTTTGATGTTCCTGATACTGCAATAATCGCAGAACCAAAAGCAACATCTGGTGGTACGTTTGACAATAATAATTTTCAAAAAGATTATGAGTTGGTTCAATCAAATTTAAAGGATTTGCTTGGGAATGGAACTATAGCCCTTGAAAGTGCATTAAAGGTTGCTACCGAATCTGATAGTCCAAGAGCATTTGAAGTTGTTGCCATTCTCTTAAAAACTATGGCAGATCTAAACAACAATGTTTTAGATGTTCATAAGAAAGCCAAAGATACTACCTCATCTAATACCAAAGTTTCACAAACAAATAATTCAGTTTTTGTTGGATCGACCAAGGATCTTCAGAACCTCTTAAATAAAGATAGAAGCACCGATAAAGTAATCGAAGCAGAGGTTGTGAATAATGAGTCTAAACAACGGT